GACCGTTCTCCGTTTCGACTATGTAACCGTAAACATCATCTCTCTGGATCCTTATCTGCTGGACTTCTTTACTGATTTCTTTTCGATTTCCTACATAGAGCGCCTGCAGATACAGGTGTCCCCTTTCTGTTTCTTTCATGTCAAACCACATCTTCTCAATTTCATTCTCAATCCCTCCTATCTCTCGCCGCGGACCGGAACATCATCAACAACATTTCTGACACAGGCCTGCTCCTGTCCTTTCTCTTTGCTTTCTTTACCGATACAAGAGTCTTCAACTTTTCGCTAGACGGAACCAACACGCCCACATGATACGGAACTTCTAGGCTTACAGCCACATACACATCTGCAGGCATTACATAATAATTAAAATCTCCGATGAAGTTGTGGCCGTTTTTGCTATGAAAATCCTCCACTGAGGACTTGACCTCGTAGCAATAGAAGTCCCCTTTCTCGATCCCGGATACCGTATTGTTTACCGGCTTAAATTTCATAAAATCCACGCGCACCGCGTTCGTGGTGCCATAATCAAATGTTACTTCCCGGGCCCAGTAGATTCTTGTATCATTATTCGGGCAGATGTGCCGCTGAATCAATGACGACAGCATTGCTGTTATTTCCGGTCTGCTATTCATTTTTTCTAGCCTCCGACAGCTCCCTGGACAGCTTGGCAACTTTTTCCGCCATCTGTTCGGCGATTGATTCAAACTCTTTAATTTCTTCCGGAGTCTTTCCGGTATCCTCGTATTCTGCCAGTCTGGCGATCAGCTCGTCCTTTTTGGCTGCAGACCAATAGCCGGACTTGATGCCGTTTACTCGTTTACTCGTTAATCGTTCCATGTTCTGTTTTCCTTTCGTACCTGCATTCAAGTTCTCTCTACCTTCATCTTATTCTCCTTTTGGATTTAAAATTCAAACCTATATTTCTGCTTTATGCCAGGGTATTTCTGATGATCTACCTCGCTAAAAAACATATCATACGGTCGTGCAAATATGTCCCCCTTTTTCACAGGTAACCCTATTGACTCGCCATCGTACAAAGCCTTGTATAACACCAGTTTTTCTTTTGTTTCCGTATGCTCTGCGACTCCCAAAAACTCATATGTAAACAAAGCTCCATTTTCTTCGATCTGCTCTTTTGTAAGCATCTCTCTTTTAAAATGTCTTATGACATCGCCTTTCTTAAATCTCATCTTCCGCTCCTTAACATGCAAAATAACAATTCGACCATTGACCGCTTCCGGCGACCGCCAAAACACTTGATGGCGATCGCCAGTTTCCATTTATCCAGGTTCCCATCCAGCGGTGTCGGATTCTGAAATTCATCTTCGAGCATTCTCGTTTTTGGAATAGCCACTATGATTCCGTATTCTGTCGACGATCCTGGATCGATACTGCGGATATGTGCGTCAAGTACCCCGCTTAGATAATCCTCTTTAATATCTTTATAGCACTGCATCGTGGTTACTATGTAATTCTTCTCTCCGATGAAATTCAACCCATTTCCGCTGAACACATCTTCCCGGCAACTCTTGATTTCATAACAAGTAAAGATTCCTTTTTCGATATCCGATATATTGCGCTGCCCCGCTGGCTGGAATAACATATAATCGATCCGGCGATGTGTCCGCGCTGATCCCGGATCGATGCTGACCTCTTTCGCCCAATGTTTTCCCAGTCCCCTTAAATACTGCCTCTCCAGCAACTCGCCAAGAAATTTCGTCGTTTCTGCTCTATTCATCTCAAAACCTCTCCGTGATAGTCTTGTAAAACATATCACAGGCAGCATCCCATCCTCTGGCATATTCATCGCCCGCATCGCAGCCGCCCATCTCTTTTATCAGCTCCAGCACTGCCGCTTTGGGGATGCTGTCCTCCGCATCTTTCTTCATTCCTTCCACCTCCCCAGCAGCCTCATATATCTGCTTATCTCTGCCAGCGTTTTGCGACGGTAAGCGTAGAAATCATCCTCGCCCGCCGGTATCTGCCGCCCCATCCGCAGAAGCGTCCGGTATCCGGTGCCACTGGTAATCGAATCATATATTGCTATTTCCAGCCCTGGAGCTGCAGAGATCGCGCATTGAAGAATAATAAGCCGTTCCTCTGCAGACGCTTTCATACAGCGCTCCCGGGTCTTCTCCTCATCGCTTTTCAACATTCCATAATCCGCATAAGTCTTATAACGCGTTCTCATGCAGTTCTCCTTCTCCTTTCCGCCTATACCGACATTTCTACCGCCGATCCAGAATCTTCCCGCGGTAATACATCGCCAATTCCGCGTATGTACTGCTGCTTCCGTCGGATGTCCGAACTAGATACCTATGCTTGCTGATTACCCGAACCGTCCGGCGCACGGTCCGCACCTCGCCTTTGGTACGGGTGTCGGCAAGCAACATCACTTTGAGCTTCTCCCCGACTTGCACGCGGTTCCTGGTCTTTTCCAGTTCATCCGGCCAGATGCCGTCTACCATTCGACGATCATCTGGCTTGTCCAATTCCTCGTCGTTTTCCTCCTCACCTACACGCGTCAGCAGGTAAACCGCTTTCTGGCCGCGCGCACCGTCACCCTCCTGAATCAGTTCGCCCAGAGCACACATTTTCTTTACCGCAGCTCTGGTTCTCTCCCGTTCCTCGCCAATCACTTCCGAAAGCTCCCGAAGGGTATTTCTCTTGCCGCCCCGAAGCTGCTTCTTGATGGCTGCCCGGCGTTCATCCATGCTTTTCATAACACACCGCCTTTATCTTCCAGTGCTTCAGCCTGCTGAAACATTTCTTCGATGGCTGCATGCACCGCCTTTGGTATCTTAGCTTCGTCCTTGATGCGCTTCACGGTTGCCTCATAGGTGCGGATAAAATGACTCTGCTCGACTGTATCCACGCGGTCGATATCAAGTGCTGCCATCTCCCGAAGATTCGAAGAGCCGCCAATTGCTCTCCGCACTGCCTCCGGAAGTTTCTCGTATTCCGTCTCGGCATTGTATGTGCTATTTCTGAGAGCCTTGCGGACCAATATCCATGCCTCCATGCCGTTAAGCTCTGTTCCTGCTGCCGGCGGCATCACCTTGTGGATATTATCGATGATCTGCCCTGGTGCTGGTGGAAATCCCTTCGTGTCAGACACCAGATAAGTCTTAAGTCCTGCGGATGCCTGGGAATACGGATAATCTTCCAGTGCCATCTGCCAGGCCATAATCATGTTCTCGTAATCGCTCTTCGAGAACGTGGCAAAGTATTTTGGATACGTGGCCTTAATCACGAAGATGAGCTTTGTAATCTCCTGTTTCGTCATGTTTCCCCTCCGTTAATGATTCCGAGTAAGTAATCGTCTACCGAGCTTGCAGGCATGCCCCTAGGCTCCGCAGCTGGATCTTTTGGTGCGTAGACTGTCTGCCAACCGTGTTCGATGGCTGTGTTAATAAGCTCGATCCGTTCCGGCACAGAATCCGCCATCCCTTGGAGCTTGATAATAAGCAGCTGGATCGCTCTGTCTGTCATAGGCTTACGCAGCTTCTTGCGATGCTCTACGAAGTCAGAAATAGCCGCATTGAGAGCCGGATCGCTCACATAGGCGCTTGCCGCCGCTCTTTTTTTGCTTTGTTTTTTTCTTTCTGAGGTTATTTTATTCTCAGATTCAGTATCAGTATCAGATTCAGTATCATACTCAGTATCAGTATCAGGTTCTTTAGCTTTTTCAGAAAACCTTTTGGTTTTTTCGGAAACCTTAAGGTTTTTATCTTCCTCTTCATTAACCTTAAGGTTTTCATCAGAACCATTTGCTTTTGGTCTGCCACCCTTTTTACCACCTTCGGATCTGGCAGCACACACTTCTTCATAGCGCTTATTGTCTTCTTCGAGCTTCTGTTTGATAATCTCGAATACGAATGCAATAGCAGGATCCTCCGGTACTACGTCCGGATTCTTCTGAAAGGCATAGATAGCTTTGATGAGTTCGCCAGCCTGCTCATTATTCATTTTTTCAATGGCTGCTCCCCAGCTCTCATACATTACAAAACTTTTTTTATCTGCCATCTAAGCCCATCTCCTTTCCTGCCTGCCAGTCCCTGTAGTAGCAGATCCACGCATCCAGCAGCAGGGTCACAATGCCACCCCGAATGCATGGCTTTAAATCGTCAAAAACATCATCCGAATAAATCTTGCGGAAGTTCTCCATCCACATGGATACCTTCCAGGGTTCCCGGTTCCTGCGATGCATCACGACCGGAATCTCGCCCGCCCTGGCGTCCCTGGAGGACTGTTGCAGCGCTTTCCGAAGTCTCAGGTCTTCCACTCGTTTTACTTCGATATGTACATTCGGCAGCCCGATCACGTCCGCATCGCCGGAAGTCCCGCAATACTGCTGACCCCGGCGGCAGTTGTATCCATAGTCCCGCAGGATGCCAGCAAGCTCACGCTCTCCGCGTTTTCCTTTTTCTCTCTGCATCTTCCCCATCCTGCTTATCCTCCATCTCTGAACATACTGAGCTGTCCATATACACCTTTAGGTTCTCTTCTGGGCGTCGCAAATTTAAGTGCTCCCGCCTGTGCTGCGCGAATTGCTTCTACCCGGCGATCCTGTCTTCTCGCCCATCTCCGGGCATCTGCACGCCCCGCATCCGTTGTCTCTGGCAAATAGTATCCCTTGCCATCGTCGCGGCTCAGAATTGCGTAATCAAGCCGCAGAATCTCTATTCCCTTCCGGAGCATCCGATCGCTGCATCTGAGACGCCTGCAGAGTTCCCCGCGAGTCTGTGCGTTCTTATGCCCCACTCCCAGCGCGTTGTATAAAGCACTGGTAAAGATTTCCATTTCCGTTAATTTCTTTGCCAACTTGCTTCCTCCTTCCGGAGCGGGAGGGTCGGTCTCCCTCCCGGTAAACCAATGGCATCCTGTAAAGGTTCGGTAATATATAACACGGTAAGGCGTGCCAGGATGCTGTCTACGGGTTACTATGTACTAGCCCTGCGGCTGTTGTACCGTTATAAATAACTCTTGCCAAACTCGGCAATGAACTGCTCTCTGGTGCCAATATGCTCCTCGTAATAGGTCTGAGCCTTCCGCTTCAGGCTCTCATCAAACTGTTGGTCCATATGCACACTGTACGGCATCATATTGTGCCAATCTGGCCGGAGCGGAACAATAAAACCGTAATCCTCCGATAAGTTCCGGTTCGGGCCATTAAATACGTGATGTATTGCCACTTCTGTATTACCGGTAATAATGCAATGCTCCAGATCATCGGTCAGCACACTAAACAGTTTTCTTTTTGTGGTTCTCTTCATAGTCTTTCATCATCCGGGCCAGTTCATCCGGGGTCAGGGTTTCTATTCCCTGCTCCTTGCATTCACTAACCAGTCCGTTTATCAGTTCGCTCATTTCCTTTGTGTCATAGGTACTGGATCCTGCCAGGACAGTGTATGTTCTGTACATCTTTCCATCCTTGCCCTGCTTAACCTGTGAAGTTGGCCGGATGTGGAAGCTCTCAGCCTCCAGTGCAGTCTCTTCTGCTTCCTCAGTATCCGGTATCACCAGAAAGGCTATCTGTGAATCAATCACAAGGTTCTGCCCATACTTCCGGAGCATAAGATTGTGCGCTCTGGGCTTTGAAATTCCGACCGCCTCCGCCAATCTTGAGAGAAGCACCCAGTAGTAAGAGTTCGCATCCAGGCTGCGTTTGTCTCGCCACAGCTTCACGGTTATCCGCAAGAGCTTATCTTTGATTTTGTCGATGGCTGCGGAGACATCGGAATCAAATTCGAATGTCAGACGCATTTTTCCGGTCTTCCAGTCCCTTGACACATCTATCAGGGTTCCTTTGCTTTCCATAGGCTACGCCTTATCCGGCTTTGTCTTAAGCTGATCCATCGCTGATTTCCACTGTTCGAAGCGGAGCTCATGCACATCCGAGACGTTGAAGCTCTTAAGAAGGCTGCTAAGCCCTACACCTGTGCGCTTCAGCTCAAGAAACAGAGAATTCACATATTTCTCTTCCAGAGCTGGCGGATCATCCGGTTTGTTTCCGTTCTCATCCACACGACTGATTGAGAATACCGCTTTCCCTTTTTTATCTACGATAACCAGGTCGATGATATTGCGGTCCGTATCGTAACCAATGCGAGACACTTTGAACTTGTCATAGCAGGTAAATACTGGCTTACCATACTTGTCTGTTCTGCCAGAATCAACAACCTTGCAATCCCCGACAGCAATCCAGATAAACGGTGCTGTGTACAACTCCCTGCCGATTCCCCAGTTAAAGCAGGCACGTTTGAAACTGTCCGAAGCAAGACCTTTTTCTTTCTCCGTATTGCTCTCGGTTCCCGTGTCCTCTTTGGAAATCCACTGCTGTTTCTCATCATCCCACAGGCTGACGGTACAATTTGCATTGTCTCTGCTGTGGCTTCTCTGCCAGTTCATCGGGCCGACTGTCTCATCTAAGATATTCTGGTCTACTCTCGCATCCTTGTAGAGCAGGAGCGAAATACCTTTCTGGCTGACCGTGGAAATGCGGCAGTCAATCTCTGCTGCTTTCAATGTTCTAAAACTAAGCTTCTGCATGATCTTCCTCCCTTATCCAGTTACCGGAGAAGAAGAACTCAACGAATGTCTGCTTATCCATATCTGTCATTTCATCCAGATGGTTCTTTGCATAATCGAAAGCACATTCATCGGAGACTTCCTTTCCGGATTCGATTCCTATTCCTCTGTACATCCCTTTTCTCCCTCCAGCATTGCGATGATCAACTTGCTCTCCGGAAAGCTTTCCTCTTTGATGTACTGGATAGCGGCCTCCACTCTTCCAGCCATGCGTACCAGGCTGATATACTTTTCTAAGCTAATTGTAACTTCTCCCATTGTTTTCTCCCCCCTGCCCTGTTATAATCAGGGTGTAATTATATTTTTCATTTACATGACCGTTCAGCTCTGCCAAGCTGGCGGTCGTTTTTCTTGGTTTCCCATAACCGGTGTACCGGCTGGCATTTACCATCGCCCCGGCGCGGTTGGTTCCGTTGGTTCTCCTGCTCATTGTTCGCTCCCTACTCCGTGTGTCCCAGCTCATCCGTCGATTTCTGCCGCGCTTCTTCATGCGTAAGAAGTGTGTTAATCAGGATACGAACAGCACCTTCGTTCTGCTCTCGATTCAAAATGAATTCGAAGGTCTCTATCCAATCACTAGAAATCGTCTCATCAAAATTTGGATATCCTTTTAAAATTTCTTCCTTGAGTACCGGATACAACGCTTTTAATCTTTCTATCTGACCTTTCGAAATCGGAATACAAACTACTGCCGTCTCCATGTCTATCCCTCCTTTAGAACATCCCCGCCGCCTGCGCAATCGCCACCATCGCCCCGGTCGCCACCGCTGCGATCGCCAGGCCGGTAAAGGCCAACCTCCACGCGAACCGCAGATCCGCCTGTGCTCTGCTCAGTTCTTCTCCCAGCGCCTCAATGGTCCGCTGGTTCTGGCTTCTCAGCTCCATGCATTTCAGTTCTCTTCTCATCTTGCTTCCTCCCTCGATAATCTTTACACGGATACTCCCGTGATGCTTCCAGGCACCGCCACTGCTTTCGGCAGTTGTTACACGACACTTTCATACTGCTTGTCCAACACAACCGCCCTCAGGCGGTTTTCTCCTTCTCGTCCTTATGGACTTCATACGTTATTTTCACTCCTTCTTGATCCTCCAAAAGGGCTACTAAAATTGCTACGATTTTATTTACATCCATGCAAAACGCCTCCTTTGTAATCATCATATGTTTCTGCGTTTGTCCCTGTTTCGGCGAAAACAAATCTCTTGTCAAACTCGCCCTACATTGACATACATTGTTACTGTTAACTTCGCTGGTTCCTGTGAATCGGCGGAGTTTTCAAGTTTATAAGCCGCTACATTCTGAATCTCTTCTCCATCAAGGAAAATACGCTCCTCTGAGTCTATAAAAATCGTTTTCAGTTCCATCTTTCTCACCCCTCTCATCCTCTGTTGCGAACAACTCCTCTCTTGCTTCCATATCTCCATTGCGTTATACTTTCTGTACAGGCTCCCACCAGAGCCGAGTACAAAAGAAAGGAGATATATTATGGATAAACTTGGTAATAAACACTTAATCGAAATGGTAAAGGAAATCACAGTTGCAAAGATGTCTAATACCAATACTTCTCCATCAAAAGAAGG